TTTTTGAATATATCAAGTAAGAAAGTCACAGTGTGTTTGGTATGCATATAAACACAGAGAATACGCGTTTTGTAGGCTTACCGCTTCCCATAGCGGAGGAACAGGGCTATTTTAACAATTCGAATGGCGGTAAACGACCAAACGAGGCGGCTTTAATCGAGTCCAAAAACACAGGTGTGAATGCGAAGTGTAAGTACCCTAGAGGTATGGCAGTTAAGTATCGTAAAACTTGGAATTTAGTCATGACGAAGATTCCGCCTAAGGTGTTAGCCGATGCGGATACTCACCAACTCCAAGCGTACACTGAATTGGTTTATTTAATGGAAACTAAAGGGTTCTTGTCGTTTACACCTGTCCGTCAGAAGATGTTCATGAATTTTACTGCTCTGTTTGGTTTATCCCCATTAGATCGTGCCGTAATTTCTCGCAACCGCTGGGCAGCTATTTGCAACAAACGCAAAGCCGGTGTGAAACTGACTGAAGATGAGATTGGTGTACCGAAGAAAACAGAGGAGGAATCGTGGGACGGGTTCTAGCGATGACTCCATTTGCCGATAGAGCAGTGGCATATGCGGAGCGAGTAACATCAGGCGAAGTTGTAGCCTGTAAACAAGCGATTGCAGCCTGTCGACGTTTGTTGTCTGACTTTAAACGTCAAGGTGACAGCGATTTCCCGTATATTTGGAATCCATCGTTGCAAACCGACGAAGACACACCCTATTTTCCCGCCGAACGAGTATGCCAGTTTGTGGAGCGAATGCACCACGTCAAAGGCAAGTGGGCGAGAAAAGGACTGACTATTTCCCTTGAGGATTGGCAGTGTTTTGTGTTGTGTACAACATTCGGGTGGGTCCATGCAAAAACGAAGCTTCGACGATTCCGTACAGTCTATGTTGAAATCCCAAGAAAAAACGCTAAGACGACGCTTTCTTCAGCAATTGGACTATACACACTTCTTGCTGACAACGAAGCAGGGTCAGAGGTCTATTCTGCTGCGACATCCGCCGAACAAGCCTGCATTTGTTGGGGAATAGCACAGCGAATGGTACGCCAGAACTTGCCGATGCAGCAACGTTTTGGTGTCGACGCACGTGCACACAACATTCTTAAAGAGTCGGATGGCTCGATTTTCAAGTACCTGTCATCGGACACCAAATCGCTTGACGGCTTGAACACACATTGTGTGATCATTGATGAGTTGCATGCTCACAAGAACCGCGAAGTGTTTGACGTGATGGAAACATCGACCGGTTCCCGAGAACAGCCATTGGTGTTTATCATCACCACTGCAGGCAGCAACAAGACTGGTATTTGTTATGAACAACGATCCTATGTGGATAAATTGTTAGGTGGTGTGGTACAGGATGAAACGTACTTTGGCATCATATACACCATTGATGAAGGTGATGATTGGACCGACCCCGCAGTATGGGAAAAAGCCAACCCGAATTTTAATGTGTCAGTTTCTCCGGACGATTTAGAGCGGAAAGCCGTTAAAGCGATGGCGATGCCGTCTGCCCAGAATAACTTCCTTACTAAACACCTTAATTTGTGGGTCAATGCCGATACTGCATGGCTCAACATGCGGGACCTTGAAAAATGCATCAACCGGGAACTAAGAGTCGAAGATTTTACTGGTGAACCATGCATAGCTGCGGCTGATTTGGCAACGAAGATTGATATAGCATCCGTTGCTAAGATCTTCACCAAGACAGTGAACGGGCAGACCCACTATTATGCCTTTTTACGTAATTACCTGCCCGAAGACACCGTATTTGAAAGTGATAATGCGATGTACTCGGGTTGGGCAAAGCAGGGTTATTTGATTGAAACTGATGGCAACGTCATCGATTTCACAATGTTAGAAGACGATTTGCTTCGGGATGCTGCGGAGTTCAAGTTAGAAGAATTAGCTATTGATCCATTTCAGGCGCAACAGTTTAGCAACAACATGTTGGCGCATGGCATGAACGTGGTTGAAGTTCGTGCAACAGTGCAAAATTTTAGTGAACCAATGAAAGAATTAGAGGCTCTGATACGGAGTGGTCGATTTCACTATGACGGTGATCCAGTTTTAACTTGGATGTTTAGCAACGTAGTTTGCCATCAGGACGTGAAGGAAAACATATACCCCCGTAAAGAAAGAGCATCAAATAAAATAGATGGGGTGGTGGCTTTGATCATGGCATTAAATAGGACTCTATCCGTACGGATGGACGAATCGTGTGTATATGAAGTTCGTGGGGTTCGTTCGCTGTGAAAATGAATCCGATGAAGTGGTTCTCTAATAGTGGAACACTAAAAGAGCCTGAGTGGTGGAGGCAAATGTTAAATCCTGCCACCAACAGTGCCGGTGTAGCAGTTAACGTTGAATCTGCGATGCATGTGTCTGCAGTGTGGGCTTGTGTGCGCATAATCTCGGAGTCAATTGCCAGTTTGCCAATTCAGGTGTACGAGCGCAGTGAAGACGGTTCCAAGAATCATTCCACATCACACCCTCTACATCAATTGCTGCACATCATGCCGAATTCAGAGCAGACGATTTTGGACTTGATGGAATTCAAGTTGTCGAATGTGTTACTTCGTGGTACGGCATACAGTCAGGTTTTACGTTCTGGCCGAGGTCAAATCGGGGAAATTTTACCCCTGTATACCCACCACATGCGACTTGCACGTGACGCTTCAGGCAAGTTGGTGTATGATTACCAAGAAGCAGGCAATTCACGTGTGTTTAGTCAAAACGAAATTTGGCGGTTGTCAGGTTTGGGCAATGATGGTGTGCAGGGTTTGTCCCCTATCAGTTTAGCGCGTGAATCTATTGGCGTGGCCATCGCAGCCGATGCTCAAGCAGGCAAGCTTTTTTCGAACGGAATGCAAGTACCACATGTGTTTGAAATTCCAACCGAAATGAGTGACAATGCGTACGAGCGGTTGAAGTCTGAGCTAAACAACAAGCATGCCGGTGTGGATAATGCATTTAAGGCTCTCATATTGGAGTCTGGTCTTACCCTTAAAAACATCGGCATGAATGCGCAAGACAGCCAGTTCCTTGAATCGCGCAAATTTCAGATCGCTGATATTGCCCGTTGGTATCGCGTACCGTTGCACATGCTTAATGAGTTGGATAAAGCTACATTTGCCAACATTGAACATCAATCGATTGAATTTGTCATGCATACACTTCGTCCTTGGATGAAGCGCATTGAACTTACCATGATGCGTGACTTGTTCACAGAAGAGGAGCGCAAGCGGTACTTTGTTGAATTCAAGATTGACGCTCTTCTGCGTGGCGACACCAAGACCCGGTATGAAGCTTATGGTAAGGGTATCAATGACGGTTGGTTGAGCAGGAACGAAGTTCGCGGATTTGAGAATTTGAATCCGGTTGATGGACTTGATGAGTACCTAGTCCCACTAAACATGAGTGGTGATGAAGAGCCAACAGGTGAAGAGGTCACTGAACCCGAGCCATCTGCCGGTGCTACCGACATTGTGAACAAAGAAGTCAAAGCCGTTTTAGTTGAACATCGGCGTAACAATTCAGAAAGATTTAGAAACTGGATACCTAAATACTACGACAGGTTTGAGGCATCGATTATTGCTTTCGGTGTGGATGAACGAGTTGCTAAATCTTATGTATCTTCCCATAAACAGATGTTAGAAAACGCAGACGACGCTGAAGCAGTTTGTGTTCGTTGGTTAAACACTGCAGCTAAGGAGTTAATGCTATGAACGAAATCTTGATATATGACGTTATTGGGGCCGACATGTTTGGCGAAGGCGTGACCGCTGCTAGTGTGAGCAACGAGATTGCTGCTTTAGGTACTTCTAACGAAATCGTGGTCCGCATAAACTCTGCCGGTGGTGATGTCTTTGAGGGCTTTGCCATTTACAATTTGTTGAAGCAGGCAAAGAACAAAATCACAGTTAAAGTCGACGGTTTGGCCGCTTCTGCAGCTAGTGTTATTGCTATGGCAGGCGACGTGGTTGAAATGGCAGATAACGCGTTGATCATGATACACAACCCGATGACTATGGCATTTGGCGGAGCGTCCGACATGGTGAAGGCATCAGAAACTTTGGACAAAGTGAAAGAGTCGATCGTTTCTACGTACGAATTGCGTGTTGAATTGGAGCGTGATGTAATTAGCAACATGATGGATGAAGAAACTTGGATGTCCGCCGCTGAAGCTATCAATTTCGGGTTTGCTGATTTGGTATCCGGTCAGGGTGAACCAAGCGTTGACAATTTGAACAAACCATGGATGAATAAATCTCCTGTGGTGATTAAACAAGAACCAGTACCCGCTGCGACTCCTGATTTTCGGATCGCTGCGCGTTCATCGTTTCCCGTTTTATAGTCGGACGACTAGAGCGGCGTTGGGAAGAAAGCCCGACACAAACTGCCCCTATTGGGCTTTTTTAACTTAAATATGAGGGCTATACAATGCCAAATATCAATGACATTCTTCAGCAGCGCGGTGCTGCAGTGGATAAAATGCGGAACATGCTTGACAAGGCAGAATCTGAAAACCGTGACTTGAACGAGGCTGAACAGGCTGAGTACAACAATTGGGATAACGAGCAGATCAGTTGCCAAACACGTGCCAAACGTGCAGAAGCACAGGCTGCACTTGATGCCAGCATTGATGCTGTTGTTACCGATCCTGTTCGTATCCAACCGCAGGAAGACGGTAAGGTTGTAGCGAAGTTTGCGCAGCCTGCATACCTGAATGCTTTTGACCAGTACGCTCGTCAGGGCAACGCTGCGATGATGCCTAATGTGCTCAACGCTTTGCAGGTGGGTACGGATTCTGAGGGTGGTTACATCGTGCCTGAAGAGTTTGAGACTACTTTAACCAAGGAACTGCTTGATATCAACGAGTTCCGTAGTTTGGTTAACGTGATTTCAACCGCTAGTGATCGTAACATTCCGATTGAAACCGGCACTGGTACTGCAACATGGACCGCTGAGGAAGCTGCATACAGCGAGAGTGATGCAGCATTCGGTACGGCTGTTCTGCAGGCGCACAAGCTTGGTACGATTATCAAAGTTTCTGAAGAGCTTCTTCAGGATTCGTCCTTTGATCTTCAGTCTTACCTTGCTTCTAACTTTGCTGATCGATTTGGTACTGCCGAAGAGACTGCAATTGTTACTGGTAACGGCACAGCAAAACCAACTGGTTTGACTGTTGGCGCATCGGCTGGTGTAACTGCGGCATCTGCTACAGCTATCGCTACTGATGAGTTGATTGACCTGTACCACGCTTTGGCTCGTCCTTATCGTGCTGGTGCTTCTTGGATCATGAACGATTCAACAGCCAAGCTGATTCGCAAGCTGAAAGATGCCGATGGCCAGTACATTTGGCAGCCGGGCCTACAATTGGGAATGCCTGATGTGTTGTTGGGTAATCGCGTTGTAAGTTCTGTTGCGATGCCAACTGCTGCCACTGGCAACGTTTCTGTCCTCTTTGGTGATTTGAAGTATTACACCATGGCAGAACGTACTGGTCGTGTCTTCCAGCGTTTGAATGAGTTGTACGCTGCCAACGGTCAGGTTGGTTTTCGTATGTTCGAACGTTTGGACGGCAAAGTTATCCTCTCTGCAGCCATCAAGAAGCTTACCCAGCTTTAAGATTGCTCGGGGTTGGGGAGGGGTTCGCCTCTCCCCTTTTTTAATTCAAGAGGTTACATGTTATGTCTATCAAACTTTTATCAGGAATGTCAGGCACAGGTGGCAGTTTCGGTATTGGCGACATCGTTACGTTGTCGGATGCTGAAGAGAAAGCCTACATTGAAAAAGGTCTAGCTGAAAAATGCAGTAGTGCCGAGGCCAAAAAAGCAGTAAAGTATGAAGCACCACCAGAACCTGTTGAACCACAGAAATCACCAGAAGCTGTAGCAGACGAAGAATCGGGCGGCTAGTATGATTAAGCTCCACATGGCAAGTGTTCCACTAGATCCTGTAACTCTGGATGAAGCGAAAGCACATTTGCGAGTGGAATCGGGGGACGACGACGCTCTTATTACGGCGTTGGTGTCAGCTGGATCACGAAATGTGGAGGAGTATTGTAGGCGGTCTTTGATGGTAACGTCTTGGGCGTTGCTTTTGAATAAATTCACTGAATATATTGAGTTGCCTCGTGCGCCTGTTGCTTCGGTTGAAACTGTCCAGTTTAAAAGTGGCGATCAAACTGTTATTTTAGCTGGCACTCAGTATATTTTGAACAGCGAAGTTTCACCGGCCCTTTTATATGCGGCTCCTGATGTTGATTGGCCCACATGGGGTGATGACATTCAATCTTCGGTTCGAATCAGTTACACTGCAGGCGTTGCGGATGCGGCTAATGTTCCGGCCCCCATCAAAGCCGCGATCCTGTTGATGGTTGGCCATTTATATGAAAATCGTGAAGCGGTGATTGTAGGTACAATCGCAAAAGAGTTACCATTAGCTGTTGAGTCTTTGCTTCTTCCTTATCGCGTGTCGTCTTTATGAGAGTAGGCAGACTTCGGTCCACTATTTCTATTGAGGTAAACACACCGGCCCGAGGCACAGACGGCTCTGAATCTTCGTCTTGGGCGCAGTTTATTTCGCGTCGCGCATCGATTGAACCAATTGAGCGTGGGGCCGAAGAGGGCGTAAGTTCAGGAGCAGTAGATTCAGAACAGAAGTACAAAATTCGTGTGCGGTATGATTCGCAAACCAGTACCATCACTTTAAATGACCACAGAGTGGTGATTGGTTCTAAGGTTCTAAACATTGTTGCTGTGATGAATCCATTTGAAATGAACAGGGAACTCCACTTGATGTGTGTTGAAAGACCGGGAGCACAAAGCGCATGACTATTGATGTAAACGTGCGCATTCACGGTTTGACCGGCATAGAAGCCAAGATCAAACTGTTGAACAAACGTTTAGCTAAGAAGGTGTTGTCTAAAGCTTTAACTAAAGGCGCACGTCCTATAGTAGCAAGAGCAAGATCTTTAGTCCCGGTGGACACAGGTTTTATTAAACGTGCCATTGGAGCACGTGCAAGGCGTAATCCCCATGGAGCAAGGCGCGATGTCGGT